CCTGTAATGGAGGATAAACATGGAGAAGAATGAGACCCCCAAAAACCTCGCCCTGCTGACAGCTGACGAGGTCACGCTCAGCATCCTGGAGGTGGACGCCGAGGGCGTGCGCATCAAGCTGTGGCCGGATGTCAACGCCGTGCGCGCCCATCTGGAGGAGTGCTGTGAGCGTATGCCCGGCGGGCTGGCGGGCTACAGTGTGCGGCACTACGTTTGCGGGCGGTATCTGTACTGCGCCGTGGCCCTGGCCGACATCACAAAGGACGCCCCCTGCCCCACCACCTACCGCGTGAGCAGCGACGCGCCCACCAACGAGGCAGACGGCAGCTTTTTGGCCGCTGCTGCCGCCTGGAGCATCGGCGCGGGCGTGCTGAATCTGCCGCCGCTGCGCATCCCGGCCAGCAAGGTCCACATCGTCCCCCAGGGCAAGCCCGGCACCAACATCATTGAGCGCTACGTTCTGGACGATGCCCTCACCCTGGACGACATCACCTACAACGGTGACGGCAGCGTGGCATCGCTGCGGGTGCGCAAGCGTGATGGGAGCGTGATCACATGGCAAGCAAACTGATCGCCCACCTGGCCGCGTGGTACATCCCGACCGGGCGCACAGACCTGGACGGCATGGAGGGTCTGACCGTGGACTGCGGCTACCTGCTGGAGGCCCAGCGGATGCACACCGAGCTGGAAGCCCGCGCCCGCGGCAAGCCCCTGATGGTAGAAATCGAGATCAAGCCGGTGCGGGACAAGCGGACGCTGGACCAGAACAGACTGATGTGGGTCTTGCTGAACAAGCTGGCCCTGGCAATGAACGGCGGCACCCCAGGTGGGGTGACTGCCGAACAGTGCTATCTGGACCTTTTGGCGGAGTTCGGCGTGGAGAGGGAGATCTTCGAGATGCCGCTGCGCGCCCTGCCGCAGTTCAAGCGCGCCTACCGCGTGACGCATATCATCGAGCACCTGCCCGGCGGGCGGTGTCGGGTGGCCGCTGCACCGGGAACATCCTGCTACACCACCCAGCAGATGCACGACTTCATTGAGAGGATCTTTGACCAGTTGAGCTTGCTGGGCGTGGACGATGCCGAGACAACCGAGCAGTACCGGGACTGGAGGCGTGCCGATGAATTGCGTTAAGTGCAACAGCAGCCAGGTGCGCGTCATCGACACCCGCGCCAAGGGGACCCGGCGGATATACCGCCGCCGCGTCTGCATGATGTGCGGCTGCCGCTGGACGACGGTGGAGCTGCCTGTTGGTGATGTGCGCCAGGCGGTGGATGCCGTCAACGGACTGGAGGAGCGCCATGGCAAAAAGCATACTGCAAATCGATAAAGAGTGCTACCTGTGCCGCAAGCGCTACAATCTGCGCACCACGCGCGGCTTGGAGGAGCATCACATCCTGTTTGGACGCGGGCGGCGCGAACTGTCCGAACAGTACGGCCTCAAGGTCTGGCTGTGCCACAACCATCACAGTGAGCCGCACCTGGGCGTCCATTTTGACCCCGCCGCCCGGCGGGAGTTGGAACAGGCGGCACAATTTGCTTTTGATGAACTCCACGGCCCCGGCAGCTTCGCCGAGGTGTTTGGGGAAGAAATTTAGTTTTTAGGAGGATGCAAACGATGAATGTATGGTATAAGCCCAGGCTGCAAAGCGTCGATAACATTATTAAGACGCAAGTTCTGGGCGGAGAAGTAAGCCCCAAACAGATTGATGCCGTCCATGAAGAGGCGCTGGATGTCGTCCTCGCGGCGCTGAACGGTGAGGCGGGACTATCTGGCCCGGATATCCCTTTTTTGTGCGCGGCTCTGCATTTCTGGCGCGATGAACTGATCGATAGGATGCGCAGAGAACACCCTGACGACCTTGAGGCCGAGAAGGCCGCTTATATCATGATGAAGCGGCATTATCAGGGCGAGGGCGTAAAAGTTGGAGGTGATGAGTGATGCCCCAGATCGTAAACAAAAAGAGCGTGCTGGAGATGGCGATGGGCGCGATTGCCGAGATCACAGACTATGAGGTTGAGCGGGTCGTGGCGAACATCATGGACCCCAACACCAACGCAACGGCCAAGCGCAAGATCACCATCACGCTGACTTTTGCACCGGACGACTACCGCCAGCAGATCGGCATGGACGCGCAGGCAAAGACCACCCTCGCGCCGATCCAGCCGGTGCGCACATCCCTGTGCATCACCAAGGCGCGGGACGGATCCCTGCTGCTGGCCGAGATGACGCCGCAGGTCCCCGGACAGGTAAACATGGACGGCGACGAAGCACCAATGCCCGCCATGGCCCGCGTGGGCCGGGCCGGGTATTAACACAGAAAGGACAAAACAATGGAAAACAGCTTTTTGAAAGACGCTATTAACCGCATTGTGGAGCTGGCGACCCCCTTCACCCTGGAAACGCGCGACGGGCATCAGTTCTGCTCCGCCGATCTGGTCGAGGTCAAGCCGGAGGTTGAATTCCCGGCACGGTACTCGGTGGACACGCTGGAGGCGCTTGTCAAGCTGATCCGCACCGAGGGTATCAACCACTCGCCCCTGCTGTATGTGCGTGTGGACAGCGCCCGGCGGGTCATGGTGGACACTACATACACGCATAAAGAATACGCAGAGTTCAGCCGCCTGCCGCTGTATGAGGCCGTGAGCGATGTGCCGAGCATTTCCGTCAACCAGAGCATGAGCCAGGAGAAGGCCGTTGTGGAGCTGCAGAGCCTGTACGCCGTCACCGAGGACCGCGACTATCTGCTGGCGCTGCTGAGCCGTATCGACGTGAATCAGGGCGTGTCCAGTGTGGACAACGGAATCAGCCAAGAGGTCAGCGTCCGCACCGGCGCGGTTCTGAAGGAACAGCAGACGGTGCAGCCCATCGTCCACCTGCAGCCCTACCGCACTTTCCTTGAGGTCGAGCAGCCCGCCAGCGACTTCCTGCTGCGCCTTGACAAAGAAGGCCACCCGGCGCTGTATGAGGCCGACGGCGGTGCGTGGAAGTTGGAGGCCAAGCGCAACATCGCCGCCTATCTGGGCGAGCAGCTGGCCGATCTGGTGGAGCGCGGCAGTGTTGTGGTGATGATCTGATGCTGAATATCTGTGCATTGCAGGGCCGCCTGGCCCGGGACCCGGAGCTGCGGCAGACCAACACGGGCAAGCAGGTGGCGACGTTCACCCTGGCCGTTGACCGCGGGCGCAGGGACGCAAACGGGCAGAGTCAGGCGGACTGGATACCTGTCATCGCGTGGGAGAAGGCCGCGGAGTTCGCCTACAAGTGGCTGCACAAGGGCCAGATGGTAGCGGTGGATGGACGGCTCCAGAGCCGAACCTACACGGCCAAGGATGGCACCAACCGCACCGTGCTGGAGGTTGTGGCCAACAACATCAACTTTTGCGGCAGCAAGGCGGACAACGCAGGGACTCTTTCAGCTCCCACTGAGGGGCCCAGAGTGGGCGCGCCCGCACCGGAGTACAGCCGCGGGCCGGGTGACGACTTCGCCATGATCGAGGATGAGGGCGACCTCCCCTTTTAAACGTTGAAAAATTGAAAAATGACCTTGCAGGGATGCGCCGAAAAGAGCGCGGCGCACCCCTGTGTTAAGGTCAGCCATTTTTAGAAAGGCCAAGCTATGGAAAAACCCGGATTTTACGCTATTCTTCCCTCCCCGGTACGGTATGACAGGCGGCTCAGTGCGTCCGAGAAGGTTTTCTTTGCAGAGATCACCGCCCTGTCCGACCAGTGCGGGTACTGCTACGCCGGCAACGGCTATTTCAGCGAGCTGTACGACACGAGTGACCGCACCGTGCAGCGCTGGGTGAAGCACCTGCAGGAGCTGGGCTATGTGGCCGTGACCAATGTCCGGGACGGTGCCGCAATGCAGCGGCGCATCTCTCCGCTGCCGGATGCGCCGCATGAGGGAGCCCCGGAAACAGAGGCCGACAAAAATGTCGGTGAGCGACACCCAGTGTCGGCGGGCGACAAAAATGTCGCACCCACCCCGACAAAAATGTCGCCTACCCCCCGACAAAAATGTCGCCTAGAACAATACAAGAATAACAATACAAGAGAGAACAATACGCGGGCGGGCGCGCGCGCGAGTGTTTCCGATATTTTCAGGAATGCCTTCCCGGGAAATGAACGGCTGACGGAGGCCCTGCTCGCATTTGAGGAGTCCCGGGCCGCGGGCAAGCATCCGCTGACCGTCAACGCCGCGTCGCTGGCCTGCAACAAGCTCAACCAGCTGGCCGACGAGGCGGGCGTGCGTGACCGCTACGGCTACATGGCCGCCGTGCTCGAGCAGAGCATCCTGCGCGGATGGGAGGGGCTGTTCGCCCTGAAGGACGATTTTGTGGATGCCGTCCCCACCCAGCGCCCTGCCAGCACGGAGGACCGCCCGCGGGAGATCAGGCCGGACACCGACATACTTGATTTTTTGTGAGGCTTTTGAATGGAACGTGCAACTATAAGCCGACAGCAGCAGACGCAGCGGGCGTTCCTGGGCGCGGCGCTCATGGACCCGGTCCGCGCACGGGAGTACATCATCAAGCTGGTGCCCGGGATGTTCGACGAGGGCGTGAGCCGCGCGGTGTTCAGCGCGGTGCAGCAGCTCACCATGGCCGGGGAGCCGGTGGATGTCATCACGGTCATCAACCGGGCATCGGCGGGCCGCCCGGCGGATGAGATCAGGCCCGGCGTTGTGGCAATGGCCGAGACCTGCCCCAGCGTCTCCAACGTCGGCAGCTACGCGGCGCAAATTCTGGAGGACTACCGCTACTCGCTTTTGCAGGGCGATCTGATGAAGTGCATGGCCAAGGATGCCATGGACAGCGACGGCGTCTGCCGCCAGCTGCGCCGCACGCTGGCGGTGCAGGATGCCATCCGCAGCACCCAGACCGACAGCACGGCCCGGGACTTTGACGCGGTGCTGGATTCCGCGCTGGCCCGGCTGGATGAGCCGGACGACAGCCTGAAACTGGGCTGGCCGGAGCTGGACCGGTACGGCGTCTTTGGTCGGCAGCGCGTCTGCGTTGTGGCCGGGCGCCCCGGGTGCGGCAAGACGGATTTCTCGCTGAATCTGGCGGCCCGGCTCTCGAAGCGGTACAAGGTCTACTACCTCACGCTGGAGGAGACGGCGGAGGCACTGATGGACAGGATCCTGTCCAAGGTTGCGCGCATCGACTCCGGCAAGCTCACCAACAAGAGCCTGGCCCCGCGTGAGCGGGAGATCATCAACAATGCCGCCGCCCGGCTGCGCCAGCATCACAACATGATGCTGGACGCCGACAGCAACCTGACGATTGACGGGTTGGAGGCCAAGCTCATGCAGTACAAGCCGGACATCGCGTTCATCGACCACATCGGCCTGTTAAGTCCCACCGACCCGCGCCAGACCGAGTACCAGCGCGTCAGCGAGATCACCCGGCGGCTGAAGGTGGCCGCCATGAAGATGGGCATCGTGGTTGTGGAGCTGTGCCAGATCAACCGTTCCGGCGTAAAAGGCAATGAGGGCCGCTTCTGCAATTTGGAGGATCTGCGCGGCTCCGGCACGATCGAGCAGGACGCCAACAGCGCGATTTTTGTGGAGAACAGGCGCACCGAGGACAGCAAGGAGCTGCGCGGCGAGGACGCCTATCAGGATACCGCCGTCATGTACGCCAAGAACCGCGAGGGGCCGACGGGCGTTGTGTCCATGAGATGGCAGCCCCAATACCATCAATGGCAGCCGACCCCGAAAGAGGACTATGAAGAAATCGACCAGATGAACTGGCCGCAATAACACCCGCCGCCCCGGCGGGACAGGAGGATTACTATGATCAGCATTGCAATTATCAACTTGAAGGGCGGCGTCGGGAAATCCGTCACCGCCTGTAACCTGGCCGCCGAGCTGGCCGCCAAGAGCAAGAGCGTTCTGGTGGTGGACCTCGATAAGCAGGGCAACACGAGCAAGTTCTTTGGCGTGGCCGACTACGACAGGCCCTGCGTGTCGTCTGTGCTGCTGGGCGTGGCCATGGTGAGGGACGCCATTGTGGAGACGGCGATCCCGGCGGTTGCCCTTCTCCCCTGCGACATGCGGATGCTCAAGGCCAACCGCGAGATGATTCAGGATACCGGCCCGCGGCAGTTCTACCTACGGAACTGTCTGGAGCCGGTGGAGGGCAAATACGACTACTGCCTGATGGACTGCCCGCCGGATCTGGACATGGGCAGCATCAACGCGCTGACGGCTGCGGACTGGGTCATCATCCCGGTAGACTGCGATGAGTGGGCTTGCGATGGAATGCGGGAGATCATCGACCAGATCGAACAGGTGCAGATGTACTACAACCCGCACCTCAAGGTGATGGGCGCGCTGATGACAAAGTACCGCCGCACACGGTACGCGGGCGAGGTCGTTCACCAGCTCAACGAGGCGGGCATTGAGATGCTGCACACCGTTATCCGGTACACGGTCAAGGTCAGCGAGGCCAAGAGCGCGCACGAGCCGCTGCGGGTGTACAAGCCGGACTGCTCGGCAGCGCTGGACTACGGATGCCTGGCAGATGAGGTCGATGAGGCCGTGTCCAAGATGGACACGCACAAGGAGGGCTGAGCGATGAGCAAGGGGTTTTCTATCAACGACATTCTCGGCAGCACAAAAGCCAACGCCCCGGCGGGGCAGAAAATGCAGGTCGTCATGCTGCCGGCGGCAGACATCGAGCCGAACCCGGAAAATAGCATCTACGAGATCGGAGATGTATCGATGCTCAAAGCCGACATTGCCGAGCGCGGCCTGCGCAGCCCGCTGGAGGTTCTGCCCGCCCGGGCCGGGAAGTATATGCTGCTGGCCGGCCACCGGCGCTGGACAGCTTGCCGGGCCCTGACTGCCGAGGGCGTGGCCGGGTTTGAGGTCCTGCCCTGCGTTATCCGCCAGAGTCAGGGCGAGGATGACGACTTGATCGCGCTGATAACCTCCAACGCCACGGCGCGCGAGCTGACGGACGGTGAGCGGCTGCGCCAGTACCGGGCACTCAAGCAGGCACTCGAACGAAAAAAGGCGGCGGGCGCGCTCGATGGCCGCATCCGTGATGAGATGAGCCGCATCACCGGCGACGGCACCGGCACGCTGGGGCGGCTGAATGCCATTGCCAACAACTGCGTGCCGGAGGTTCTGGCGATGGTGGAGCGCGGCGAGATCACCATGACGCGGGCCTATGAGTGCAGCAAGCTGTACAAGGTGCAGCAGGTCGAATACGCCAAAAACAAGTACGCCAGTATGCCGCCCATCACCGATATGGCCCGGCGGGCGGCCATCAAGTATCTGGTCGAGTGCGGCCTGGCCGACCAGCTGAAGAAGCTCGACTACGTTCGCAAGAGCGAATGGAACTACGCTGACCGCAGGCTGGATGCCCGAAAGATGGAGCCAGTGACGCTGGATCTGACTGAGAGTGAGACGGATGCGCTGTTAAACATTGAGCCTGCTAGCAATTACACCATTCGCGTGAGGATGCTGGATCCGGCAGATACAAACGAGGTTATTGCCGAAAGCTTACTCACTACACGAGATTTATTCGATGCTGCCAAGCGCCTGTACATCAACAAGGACGATCTGGCGGCGTACAAGGCCGAGGCCAAGGGCAGGCGCGATCAGGAGCGTGCCCGGCAGGAGGAGGCCGGAAAGTGGCAGGCGCTGGCCCGGCAGGAGCTGGAGGCGTTCGACAGCTGGCCGCTTGTGACGCGGCTGAAGGACCTGGGCCTGACGATCCGTGAGCGGAAGATGGCAGACGGCGGGCGGCTTATCATTGCCGTGGATGATCTGACGCGCTTTTCCGGCCATGTGGACGGCTTTCAATACCGCGAGTGCTTCGCGGTGCGCCTCGGGCCGAACGGCGAGCGCGCAGGCCGGGACGGAGACATCAATGCGCTGGAATGGTACAAGCG